CTCGGAATAGATCGCGCCGGCCTGGGACGCTTCCTCGGCAATGGCACGCAACCCCGCGGCGTTGTCCTCCAGCAGCGGCATCAGCTTTTCGGCGTCTGAACCAAGGGTGCGCAGCACCGCGACCTGCTCACCCTTTGGCAAGGTCTCAATGGCGCCCGCCAGTTTGATCAGCTGCTGATCTGGGGCCAGCTGCTCAAACTCTTTGATGTCCATGTTCAGGGCATCGAATACCTGAGCCGCACGGCCAGAACCAGTTGCAGATAACCGGCCCAGGCGTTCAGTGATGCTTGTGAGGGTTTTGGCTACACCGTCACCGGAGACGCCCACCCGTTCAGCAGCGATCTGCCAAACCTGCAGGGCTTCGCGGTTCACGCCGATAGCGTTTGAGGTGTTTGTCAGGTTATCTGCAACAGCCGCCTGGCTCTTCGAAAAAATTGTCAGCGTGGCAACAGATGCGCCCACTCCGGCGATCAGGCCAGCCGCTGCCGTGGCGACAACCTTGATACCGCTGCCCAGCTTGCTCAGCAGACCGGTGGATTTCTCCGCCTCTTCCCCAAGCTCTTTGGTACCTTTGGCGGCTTTCTCCGCCCCGTCGCCAGCGCCCTCGGCGGAGTCCTTTACCTCACGGAGTTCGTCCGCCATTTCGGAGGCCTGGGAGTTAACGCCCTCGATCTCTTTATTGATCCGGACCTGCTCGCCGGCGAGATCTTTGGTGCTGATGCCAGCTTCATCCAGGGCGCCGCGCAACTCATTTAACTGACGGTTATTTGAGATCCAGGCTTCGTCCGCGCCTTGGGCGGCCTTCTTCGCGCGCTCGAATTCTTGGACTTGCGCCCGGGTGGGTGCTTCGGTTTGTGCAAGCGCTTTGCCGAGTTCGGTGGCTCGGGCTTTCGCGGCCTGCTGCTGCTCGGCCAGCTCTTTGGTTTCGCGCTTGAGTTCTGCAAATTGAGTGACGAGCCCCTGCTGCTCCCGGAGCTCGGTCAGGCGGCCCGCCAGCGCCTGCATTTCTTCTGAGGTTTTCCCCAGGCCTTCGCGCAGGGCGGCGGAGTTGTCGGGTAGCTCCACACGACCGGATTTTTCCAGCTCTTGCAGATCGCTGATCAGGCCCTCTACGTTCTTGAGCCCATCGACGGCTGCAGAAATCAGCAGGTTGACGCGTTCGTCATTTCCTCCGGCCATGTGGTTTCATTGCCTCCCAGCTTAGATCATCGCCATTTCGACGAATTTGCTCAGGCCTTCGCCGGTGCGGGCGTCGTCAGACAGCACGGTGCCGGAGAGCGTAAGCTCGGCGAAGTCATCACCGCCGTGGCGCTGGAAGCCGGAAGTCGGCGACAGCTTCACACGGAAGTAAGTGGCGTGCAGCGGGTTACCGCTATCTACGGAGTTCAGGCCTTCCCAGCGCAATTCGAACACCTGCTGAGATGCTGCCAGCGCCTGGATCAGGTACTGCGGGTTACGCTCGTAGGTGGCCTTGAGCGGCACCATGGTTTCATCGTCTGGGTAGGCGATATTCACCGGGGTGTCTTTAACACGGATGCCGTGCGGGGTGCGGTCGTAGTCATCACCAGCAACGAGAGCGGCTTTGCCGATGTGCTGCCAAACAACGGTGCCATCGGTGACCGTGCCGTTTGCGGTCGGCCATGTTGGTTCGGTTGCACCCGTTTCGCCGCCAGTTGTGGCCAGATAGGCCTCGGTGGTGTCAACCAGCACAGCGCCTGCTGCAACCGCGGTTGTAGCTGTCCATGTGGTGTCGTCGGCCACGGTGATGCTGACAGCCTGATCCGGGTCCGGCAGGTAGCGGAAGCCGATACGGGTGCCAGACCAGGACTCGACAATCTCATCAGAGATGGACTGCGCGCCGATCTGCTCGATGTTTGCCAGGAAGCCCGCCGCGATGTTGCGCGGAGTGATGTCGTTACAGGTGGCTTCGAAGGTAAAGGACGTTACGTTTTCATCAACGTCCAGCTCTCCACCAGCTGCAGTGGTGTAGTCCTGTCGGGACTGGCGATCCACCTCGATGGATTCGGTGAAGCCGGTGACGTTCCCCAGCTCAAACGGACGGCCCCCGCCAATTGGCTTGAGGATGAAGCGGCCGCGGCCTTTGTAACCGCGTGTGGTTGATTGCAAGGACATGGCATTACCCCTCGTTTTTGGTCAGCGGGTAGCTGATTGTGATGGTGTGCGTGACACCAGCGGTGTTTGATCCAGACTCCGGGTGGACGTAATCGCCGCCGGAGATCGATACATTGGTAGTGTTTGGCAGTGCATCCATAGCCAGTAGCGATGCCAGGGCCATGGTGATGTCTTCGTCCAGCTCGTCCAGCTCTGGCTCGTAGTCCCGATCGTTGGCGTCAACCATGCCGGTGACCAGCACCTCCCGGGACTTCATGACCGTTTTGGGCTTGGCGGCGCCTGGGGCGTTGGACGATGTGCTGACAGAGATCAGCGGCAGATCGTGCTGGTTGATCCGCAGCGACTCTGGCCGGCCTCGGGTTACCTTGTTTCCAGCACTGGTATGGAAGCCATTTTCTGGCCGGATTCGCTCCAGCTCCTCGATGATTCGGTTAACCAGGGCGGTGCCTTTGGCGGACATTACCGGCTCCCCTTCTGCATCGCGTAGTTGAGCTGGGCCCGATACTCTTTCACCAGCTCTTTGCTGATCTCGGGCTTCAGTTCGCGCCGGACCCCACGGAACACCTGGTCAACCGAAGGGCCGTAAAGGTGTTCGATGTCGCCACGGGCGGAGCCTGTACGAACGAACACCCCCATAACCCCGGAGTTCTTCAGCGGTAGCAGGAATGCGCCTCGCATCTTCTTGCGGCCGCCCTTGCGGGACACGGCTACGGATACACCAGCCTGCTTTTTGCCGGACGGAATGCCTCGCAGCTGGTCACCCGCCGCCCCGCGAGCAGCCCTGGCCATTTGCTTTGCGCCATAGCGGGCCAGTCGGGTGGGGCGCTTGCGGCCAGAAATGACGGCTTCTGGGTTTCGCTCCGTCGCCTTTTGAGTAACGGTGAGGTTGTCGTTAACGTAGGCCGCTGGCAGGCGCACCTGGTCGCGGATAGCCTTGCTGGCTGCCGTTCGGAACTTTGAGGCCACTCGGTTCACCGCCCGGAACTGTGCTTTCTCGGCAGCTTTCACGGTGCCCTGGATAAACTTCCGGGCTTGGGCAAACTGGCGTTTATCGATACTCAGGCTCATCGCAACACCACTTTGGTCATCGCGTCGTCTTTCACGGCCATCAGCTGATCAACCTTGTGGGTCTCGCCTCGGATGACCACCAGCAGTCCCTCGCGGATGGCGGGCACTTTGTCTGGCAGCACAGATACAGTCAGTCGGCTTTCCACCACCGGCTCGTAGCTGCCAAGCTCCACCAGCTCGTTGGCGACAATGCCCCGGGCCGGCTGGCCTGCAAATGTGATGTCTTCGCCGAACATATCCATACAGACTTCAGCGGTTTCTCTAGCCAGATCAATCATTGCGGCGATCCTCTATCAATCGATCCAGCTTCCCGCTGATGAGGCGGAGGTCTGTCTTTAGCTCGTCAAACTTTTTCTCGCTTCGCTGTTGATCTGAGATCCGGGATTGCTGGATCATTTGCACGGAGCTTTCTACAAGGGCAATCCTCTCGTCTTGCTTTGCTTGATCTCGAGAGATGCCTACCGCCAGCATAATCACCGTTATGATGACTGCGATAGGAATACCCTTATCAACATGCCAGCCTCTGCGATCCGCCATTTCCGTCACCGCTGCACCTCGCCAGTCCGCATGATCTCCGACAGCTCTACGGCACGCGAACCGACCTGCCTGGCCCACTTTGAATCCAGCATCTGGCGCGCAGCTTCGGCGTAATCCTTTCGGGCGATAGCGGCCCACATCTTCCGAAAGCCCATCAGCCCCCGGAATCCAACGTTGAAGCACATATTCATCAGGACCGTTTTGCGCACCGAGTCCAGCTCGTTGTACTCATCCACGGTTTGCATGTAGCGCTCGGCTTGCTCGATATCGTTGTCGAGCATGAAATCTGCCTCATCACGACTGATGCCGATATCTTCAAGGTTGCGGCCATAGCCGACAGTCAACTTACCTACGGTGTCCCGGTAGGGTTTCAGACGCAGGCCTTCGTGCCTTTCTAGTTGTGATCTGAGTAGTTGCCGGTCCA